AATTTAGTAATAAAAAAGAGTAATTTAGTAATAAAAAAGAGTAATTTAGTAATAAAATTAGTAATAAAAAGAGCAATTTAATTTATTAAATTTTATTTACAAATTTAATAATAAAAAAGTAATTTATTACTAAAATTTAATAATAAAATTTTATTACTAAATTAGTAATAAAAAGAGAGATAAAATTTTATTACTAATTTAGTAATAAAAAGAGAGTAATAAATTACTAAGATTAGTAAAAGAGCAACTTAATAATAAAATGTAAAAACTTAATAAAAATTGATATTTTAATATTTCTACTCTTAAATAGTAGTCGAAATAAAATGCTGCGAATACTATTCTTTACAATTATAATTATCCCTGTATATTCACAATTAGCTGTTCTATCAGCGTGCTCTAGTGCTACTAATTGTAATTCATGCAATCTATCACAACAATGTTTATTGTTAATATGTACAAACTGCATTTGGTGTTCGAATTCTTGTGAGCCTGTTGGATCTTGTAATAATGGTACAAAAATTTGTCTTACATCAGGAGTCAATCCTACTACTAATGGATTAACCACTATTACTAATGATTCTACCTTAGCAACAAATTTAGCAACAAATCTATCAACAAATTTAACAGCAGATTTTACTACGAATAATACAGAATCAACTCTTAATACTGAATTACCTGTAAAATTAACTGCAACTGATACCGAAAAGATTTCTACTAACGAAAAACTCGTTAAGACCGAGATAACTAGTACTAAAACTGTTAAAGATGAGACATCTGCTTTAATGGTCGAAATGGAACCTTGGATAATACCAGTTGTAATAGTTGCATCTAGTATTATATATTTAGCAATAGTGGTTGGTCTTCTTATTATTGTAATGAAAGGTAAGAGAATACAGAATAATCAAGAATCACAAAGAGTTAAAAACTCGACCTCGACCCCGACCTCCACTACATTAGCTGCAGAATCAAATGTTTTCGAATATGATGATGGTACGACAGAACTTGATTCAACTCGTAATACTAATCCTTTTTCAACAAATGGACTAATCACTGTAAGTACTGTCAAATCCAGTTCGACACATAGTGGTGAATATAGTGTTGTGCCTGTAGCACCAATTGGAACATATATTGATAGTCATTATAGTACAGGAGGTTATGCATTACAAGCAGGTATATTAAAAAATAATTAAATATAAATTTAATTATTTTTATTTTCCTAAAATTGATGCGACTATCTCTACTCTTAGCTTTTTAGAAAAAGCCTAAGGAAAAAGATATTTTAATAATATTAAAAAGTAGCTATGAGTGTAATTGGAGATTGGAACATCGATTATGTTGAAACATTCACGAATACAACGATTAGCTTTTATGCAAATGGATATTTCTTTCAACATGCTGGAAGATATCTGGGTCGTTGGACCCTCTCTGGTAAGAAACTAACATTAAAATTTGATACACTTACCCTTCCTAATGAACCAGGTCCAATTACTTTAGAAGCCTTTATTTCGAGTACAGACACTGAATTCAGTGGTACGAAGCCAAATAAGGCTTATAATCTAGGATTACTTCACTATAATGCAAGATTTTTGACTGGTACTCCAACTGTTATGCCGGCTGATGGTCTAGCAGTAGAAATAGCTTTTCAGAATGGATCGATGGTAACACCTACATATCCCCAAACTATTGCTACGATTAAAACTGTTAATAATGTTAGAACTAATGCTAGTACTAGTACTAGTGCAGTGTTACCAGTTAAGAGTAATGATAATGATTCTCCTTGTCAGGTTAGGCGAGTTAAGAGTGTTAAAAGATAATTAAAAGACAATCTATTTTTTACACATTTTTATGATTTTTAAGATTTACGATTAACTTTACGATCAACTCTCGATTAATTAATCGTAAAAAATAATATTTATAAAAAGCGAAGGTAGCTACCTTGCCTCCGGTACAAATATGATAAAAATGCTTTTAAAATGCATTTTAAAACACTTTGTTTGCAAATTTAACAAAAAGACAAAGTAAAAAATCACAAAAAAGCTTTTTTTGAAAGCATCTGAACCGGAGGCAAGATAGCTACCTTCGCTTTTTATAAATTATTATTTTTTCGATTAATTAATCGAGAGCTAATCGTAAAGTTAATCGTAAATCTTAAAAAATCAAAAAAATGTTAAAAAATAAAGCTAGATATATGTGCCTAGCTTTTCGTAAACTAACATGATAGGGTTTATATTTACGAAGCTAAAGCTGTAACCCCTTAATAGAAGCTAGATATTAATGCCCATTCCCATTTCTTTGTGATTCCGGTGATCTCTTGAAATTCTTCTATATACCAGCGTTCTATCTCACCACAATGTAACGTAAGAGTATTATCATGGTCTTCATCGGAACTAATGCTGACAAATGGACTTTCTTTATCAGTTGTGTAGCAAGTTGAAGAGAGCATTAAGAAATATCCATTTTTAACATGATGATCCGAAAGATGGAAGTGAAATCCGCGTAAATTGTTTGGATGACAGGTAGGTCTTATTGCTTCTTCAATCTTAGGATAAACACAGAATTCTAGGATGTCCATTACATATGTATCACTACTAGAGTCTACTTCAGAAAATTTCTCTTTTAAATGTTGGATTTCCTCTGCACCTATATAGATTCCAAACCCAAAATGACTACCACCAAACAACATTTAATTCTAAAGATAAGAGATTTACAGTTAATTATCAACATAAATCAATTTTTCTCTCGTATCTAAAACAAAAATTTTTATTTTCAAAGTAAACAGATAAGAGTGAGATTAATCATTTTTCAAAATATAAGACTATTGAGCAATTTTCTCCTTTCATCATTCGTTAACCATATTTGAATGGTATCTCCATCTACGATACGTACATAACACTTTGGAATCGTAATAATTCCACCAATGCTCGTAATACAAACAATTCTATTGCCTATCCGTAATTGATCTAAGATTGTAGGTTTGGTACAAATTGAAAGTGTAAGATTAGCAGTTTTCGTAAAACTATTTAGATTCCAAGTTAAAGGCATTTTTATTTAATTAAATCATTAAGATTAATAAAATAGATCAATTTATCTTATTTGGTCAATCGCTCTAAGAATCTGATGCGTTCATCATTCGTTAACCATATTTGAATAGTATGTATATCTATGCTACGTACATAGCAGGTTGGAAGTTGAATCAAAAAACGGTCTGTTGGAGACTCATTGATGCAAACAATTCGATTTCCAATCTTTAATTGGTCTAAGAGTGTATTCTTGGTGAAATGTGGAACCCTATGATTTTTAGATAGTGTAAAGCTATTTAGATTCCAAGATAAATGCATTTAATTCTTTAATCTTATTTTCATTTTTCTATGAAATTCTAGAAAATTAAACGATCATTTTTTAATGTTATTTTAATGTTATTGAGTTAATTGCTTTAATAATTTGATGCGTTCATCGTTCGATATCCATATTTTATAACAGTCTTTAAATGTCTTCACATAACATTCAGAGATTACAATATTAGAGTGGCCAACATTCCCACTAATCATAAGTATAATTCTATTACCATTGGATAATTGCTCGATTAAAGACTGTTTATAATTGCTAGGTAACATATAATTTCGACAAAATGTTAGACTTGCAAGGTTCCATGAGGTAATATCTAAAGAAGATGCATTTGCGCCCATTTATTCTCTAATTCACTGATTTACTGATTCACTAATTAGATGTGAATATAAAAATTAATAATTCAATTTTATATTCATTTCATCCATTATTTATTCTCATAGACTAATTGTCTCATTAATACACGTCTCGAATCATTAGTTAGCCATATGTATATTTCAGTACCAACGAATCTCGTATAACAATCTTTTATAGTTATATCATTATCTGTCCATGCTCTTGTAGGTATAATTGCTCTGTTATTCGCGGATAATTGCCTAATCAAATCATCTTTACTTAAACCACTAACACTTCTATTTGCAGGTTTGCCGTCACCGAATACTTGTAAGTCCCATTTAAACATTTTTTCCTACTTTCTGTTCTTTTTTTGCTCTTCTCTCATCGTTTGACAAAATTTCAAGGCTGATCAACCATGATGATAATGAGATAACTCCTTTTATGTGTCTGGGATTGCGACAGGTGTAGCATGTTTCTGCATTATTGGATCTATTTTTCGTTCATTGCCTGAACATATCAGAGATATAATTAAGATAATTATACCAAATTATGCAGAAAAATGGGAATTACATATAAATGAATTGATTATAAAAGTTATTCAAGATTTTCGTAATAACTAAAATCTTTAAGGATGTTACTCTGTTTGGGTAAACTTATAACCTTCAACAATTCAGGATTTATCAAATTCTGATAGTCTTTTTATTAGGAGAAAAACCTATAATTTTCCCAAGGTTTTTTAAAAGGCTATTTTAGGAATATTTATCAATATTTCTTCTATTTTTTTATACATTTCTTTTTCTTCTTCTTTCTCTCCTTTTTTAATTTCTTTTAAATAAGTATGAAACCATGAAAAAGTGCAAGATGCAGCAATTAGTTGGTAAATGACCTTATCATCAACATGCTTAAATATTAAGCAGTTAAAAAGTAAGTAACTGTAATCATTATGATAATGATAATCATTATCATTATTCTTGAAAAGAGAGAAGGCCTTTGATAAAACATTATCCTTATCAGGTTCGCCCTGTGATACCATGTTTAACTTATAGTAATCACATTTGCAATTAGAATACATAGATATTTCTTTATCTAAAGATAGATCTGGTAAGAGTGGTAATGCCATGATATTAGCTATTTCAATCTCATATACAGAGAGTGAATCTTCATCACAACTATCAGTGTCTGTATCAATTCTAATATAACCGCATCTTCTATAAAAATTTGTTGCAGTATGTAAACTAGCTACATATAAGTTCTTCTTAATGCATAAATAAAGACGAGCTAAGACCCATTCTTTGGCTAACCCTAGTAATTCTCTTCCTAACCCTTTAACATGTGAATCTATGCGATCAATCCAAGCTGATCTTTCGGCATTAGCTCCAAACCTCCAGACGGATTTCCTGGATAGAGTCGATTCTGAATAGATAGATACTGATACTAAACCGACAATTTCGCTATCTTTATTTTTAGCAATAATCATTACCTTATCAATATCACCTTTAGGCATGGGATTTATGTTTTCATTATTATAAAAGGTAGTCAGGTTAAGATCCTTAAAATTGTTTGTGATTGTAGTAAATGTAATCATTTGATAGATTTTGCTTAATAAAAAATAAAAAATCATTTTTCTTATTTTTACAATTAATTTTACGATTGATTTTACGATTGATTTACGATTAATTAATCGTAAATTAAAATAGCGTAAGGGAGTACTCTTGAGTTATTTTTTGCGTTATCGGACTATATATTATAATGTAAAAAATGAATTATTTATTTTACTTTTTTGTTATGGTAAAACAATTAAACAAACGAAAAGAATGGAGGAGACTTTCAATATTTATAAGATTGCTGAAAATCAGGCTAAAGGACATTATTTTATTATTGATACTCAGGTGCATTCTGATGAAATGAATGTAGAAACCAAAGTTACATTCTATCCTACCTTCTCTACTCTTTTGAAGAAATTCTTGTATAAATTGTCTGAAATCTATGATTATCATGATCGTGTTGTTGCACATGCAACATGTGAACAGAAAGATGGAATCATCTCTTTTAAGACTACTTATGATGGTGAAAATTGTTTTGTATATCTGAAACTGTCACAATTAAATGAAAACGAGCTTTTGTGTATTGTCAATCATATTAATCTTTTTACTGTTGCTCGACAGGTGTATGTTCACAAACTGAGAAAACTTAATGAATCTATTAATGTTGACTATGCGGATGATCCTATTTTGCCAAGGGACGAAACTGCGAAAATGCTTTTTGATCGACTAATTAATTTTTATATGATAGTTCCTTTCTTGGAAGCTGGTAAAATGCCTCTATCTGATACTCAAAAAGTAGAATTTAAGTCTGAACTCAATAGTGCTATTATTGCATTTAATGAAGGGCTTCCTGAATCCTGGCCTATTAATTGTGTAAAGTATTATCTCTTTTCTGAGCTATCATTTCAGCAAAAAATTCAATCATTGATTGAGAAACAGCCAGAATGTCTTATTGGATCGAGTGAATGGATCACCCATCATAAAAAATTTATTAAAACAAATATTCCAATCAACATTTATATCATTAATGCTTATAGCTCTTGTCTATCTTAAATTCCAATTTAATATTCTATTCAGCAATAAAAACTTGATGTAAACACAATATCTACTTTTGGCCTATTTTCAACTTTGCATCCTATTATTACTTATTGGGTTACATGCTCTTTAATGCTTTTTGCTGCATCAATATATTCTTGAGCTGGATCATCAAGATTAAATGTAAAGAATTTTCTGGCATTATCGTCTTTAAATATAGGAACACTTAACATGTGTTTCCATTTTTCTTCGTTAAGAGCAACCTCACAAATATAGTCGATACAGAGTTCGAATGTGCTAAAATCGTTTATGCAGATTAAGGAGTCGGGGTTGAAGTATTTTTTAACTGTATCTGGATCACCCCAATAGATTGGTATAGCATTTGATACATAGGCATTCATAAGTTTCTCTGTTAGATAGCCTTTCTTAACTGTATTCTCCATACATAACACAAATTTAGAATGTGAATATCTTTCGAATAGTGAATCAGTTTCGAAGTCACCAGGATGATTTGCATTATAACATGTATTGCAAGCTCTACCGATTCCTTGAACTGAATCACCAAGTCGTTCTCTCAGCATAGTAAAGAATCTGACTCTATTATGTACTGGATTACTAAAACATGCAATTACATTATATTGTTTTTCTGAATTTAAAAACCTTCTTAAGTTATCATTATTATTAGTCAGATATTTAGCTGTTACTGAAAGAGCGAAAGGAAAACAGAAATTAGTTACACTATCATTATTATTATCATCATTATTAAATTCACTAAAACTATTTAAATTGCAAATAAGGTTTGAATTAGGATTAAGGATTGGATAAGATTCACCTGTCCAAGTTATATAAGGAATATCTTTATAAATAGGATTGTCTCGGTCATACAATGGTTCGCTCTGTATAAAGCATCTAACGATTAAGTCTGGTCTTCTATTTTTAGAATCTAAAGGGTTAGTCCATTCAATCTCTATATCTTTACCAAAAGCGATCTTTAATAGATAATCTACTAAATATTTTCCACAGAAACCACAATTTTCGGAGCCAACAATTATCATATCTATAATAAATATACAATATTTGTATATTTATATAACGAATGTTTGTTACTAATATTACTAATTTTACTACTAAAATAAAGTTTACTTTATGTGATATTGTTATTATTTGGTATTTTTTGCCAGCCTTGAATAGAATATGCATTTTGTATTTTACTGCAGAATTTCTTTAAAAATGCATTTGTTTCGAAATAATCAACGAAAAAGGATTTATTGTACTTTCTCTTTTCTAATTTTGATAGATTTGAATAATATGAACTACACACAAAATCATCAAACACATCTTTTAGTTTACATACATTCATTGGATCTGTTGATACTTCATAATTATCTTTAAACCATTGCAAGATAAGAGAAGATAATTCTAAATAAGCTTGTGTGCGATTAGCAACTGATTTTGGTATGTTTAAACAACTATTATTCTTAAGGTATTTTGCATGTTCTCTCATCAAAATCTTTAATAAAGCAAATTTATGAGTTTCCTGAAAGTCTTTAGTCTTATATCGTGAATCAGCCATGTAAATATTATTCTTTGGATCTATCCTATTAACATCATCCGTAAAAGTACTTCTAAAATATAGATCTATAATTCTTCTGGTTTCTGCATTTGTTGGATCCTCAGAGAATAAAGGTTTTTTATTGCATTCCACAATTATGGTTGCATTCAATTCTTTTTCTGTCTCTTTTTCATGATGGGATCTAGCTGAGAATGTACCACCTCCAGTTAATTCCTTGACTACTGAATTTTCAAACCTATGTTTTTCAGCTGGTTCTCTAAATATTACTAATCGCTTTTTATGTATATTAGCCTTTTCAGGGTTACTACCAGTCTTTGATGATTCAAACAGAATAGCATTACTTCCTGATAATGCATAGTTTCCAAGAGCTAAAATTAATAAATCATTTATCATTCCTTTTCCATTTCCGCCTCCTCCATTAAAAATAATAAATTTTTCTAAACATCTTCCATCTATAGCAGTAGACAATATTTGCAAATATAATTCACGCTCTTCTTGAACAGGCATAATCATTGCAATTAACCTTTCAATGGTTGAAAGTTCACTACATGTAGGTTCTCTCCAATCATATCCAGTCGTCATTGATACATAATCATCATATCGATATTCTCTGAATGCTTGTTCTTCCATATCATAGACCATATTGTTAAATCCGAATAAACTCCATTTATTGTCAAACTTAATATCATTGTTGACACCATATTCCTTATAAGTTTCGATTATATCCTTTTTAAATGAAATAGTTTTTAATTTATCTAGTTTAGACTTTATTTGATGAAATTCTCTATTATTCCAATAAACTTCAACAAGAACTTTTTGTAAGAATGGATATAACTCATCATTAATAGATTGTCTCATTACAATATCATCATTTTGCCAATATTTGCCATTATAACAATAAAGTTTGTAATTACCATCACCTAATTTTTTATACAAGAATCTATGTCCAGCAATCGCTTTAAGATATTTACATATATCTGTTTGGCCTAGCTCTAAAGTATTTTTATTCATAATTTCAATAAATTTTGGCTTATTATCTTCGATAGCATAATAGTAAATTGTAGCAATTGTGTGACCTGCATCTGTCTTTTTAGCAAATGTCATGTATTTAAATTTAGTTTTCTCAAACCCTTCATAATTACTACCTTTTGAACTGTAATAATTGAATAGATCAATAGCTTTATCTTCATCTTTAAATGTATTTTTTATAGCCATTCCAACAGTAATCCAATATTCATATTTATCAAACCTATCTTGTTTATAGCACTCATCAAAAATGTTTTTATAAATTTCTGTTTTTGTCATTGTTGTACTTAACATGGTGCTATCATCCTTATAATTCACTATTTGACCAGATCCAGAATTATCTTTTGGAACTATAATATTAGTATTAGATGACTTAACATGATGAATTGGAACTAAGTCTTTTATTATTAACTCACAATCATTTATATTAACACTATTAGATGGTATATATTCAATTATAAAATCAATCATATCACCATATTCAATTATATGTTTACCTGTGTTTACTTCACTACCTTTTGTTTGGTTTGGACATCTAAACCAATGTTCAGAATATATTGTCGTGTCAATACAATTTTGCAATTTATTATTTACTTGATTAACCACAGCATTCTTATTAGATTTTATGAAATTATTATGTATCTCCTTTAATTTCTTAATTGATGCATTCCATTTTGGAATAGAATAATGAAAAGAACCAGATTTTTGATCATTTACTGTATATTTAAAGTCACTATCATCAAATGATAAATTGTAATTTTCTTGTAAAAATACTTTCAATAAATCACGAATTGATTCGATACTATCATTATAATGATCAATGTCACCAAAGAAGATGTATTGATTATCTTTATGTATTCTAAAATTATAGCATTTATCGTGATTACATAATTCAGTTATCACTGATTCGATATCAAAATCTATATATCCATTATTAATAAATTCTTTGTCAGCAACTGCATAATTAGTTATTGTATACAATTTTACTTTTAAGTCAGTATTATAAATAGAATCCATATACGTCGTATATAGTATATTATACTTTTTTGGTATAATTTTAAACGCTTTTTAGCTTTTTATTTTCTTACATTTTTTCACTCTATATATTTTATCTTTTTTTTTGTTGATATTTTTTTTTATATGTCTTTTTTTTATTAACTTCAAAAATGAGATATGATTTATTTTTTTTTGGTGTTTATGATAGTATTTTTTTACAAATTATGCCAATTATTCTATATTATTATATATTTTTAACATAATTAAAAAATAATATATAAAATTGGGCAAAAAAAGTAAAAAAAATAAAAAGAAAGTAATATAACAATACAGCATATATCTCTAATATGATGTATTACGTTTATATCTTATATTTATTTTCCTAAGTAGTTGAAAATAATAAAAAAAGTAAAAGGTGTCAAGATTTGTATAAGATTATGTTTTATAAGAGCATACACTATTTTATCAAAAAAAGTAAAAAAAGTCGAGATTATTATTTATCATAGGATAATAACATATTATAAAATCACTCGACAAAATCTTTTAATAGCATAGATATTCTTGGGATGTCAAGAATTTTTATGCTATTTATAAAATCCTCGACAAAAAATTTAAAGCGCATAAATTTTATCGAGTTTATCGAGAATATTTTATATTATTTTTACTAAAAAATAGTTTTAAGAATTTTGTCGAGATTGTATAGGATTGTTTATCATAGAGCATAATAACATATTATAAAATCCTCGACAAAAATTTAAAGCGCATAATTTTTGCGAGAGTTTGTCGAGAATATTTAATGCTATTTTATCAAAATAATAAATAACCCAAAAATTTAACAAAAATAATTAAGGAAAAATTGAGAAAAAAATTCTGAATCTTACATATAATAGAATATAAAAAACATGAGTATGACTGTAAAAGTAAGTGTAAATGCGAATGCAAACACACCTAGAGATACTCTTAAGAAACTCTTCATTGATATATTGATAAACAATAATGAAAAGATGACGAGTGCGAATACATATGCGAATAATGCATTAAGGATGGTTGAAGAATTATATAAAGATTTTAGTCTTTTTAAACTGACGGATTTAGAGACTGATTTTGATAAGATTTCGGATTATATAATGGAATTACCACTAGCATCTGGAAAGCAGAAAGCAATCACTGCAGGCGTTAATTCAATTGTTAAAGCATTAGATATAGATGATGCAATAAAAGAGAATTATTCTAAGTTATTCGAAGTTACGAAAGAGAAGGATTCTTTATACAGATTGGAGAAGACGTGGGCATTCGATGACGATCCAGTAGTATTATGGAAACAAATAAAGGATAGGGCAGCAGCAATACCAGAAATAGATGTGAACGATGTGGATGTTACAACAGGTAAGAATTTACGAAACTTTATGACTAAATATATTGCAATGTTATACACACTGCATCCGCCAATAAGGCATGGTGAGTGGATTGCGTCTGTCTTCTTAGATAAAGATGATGGAAAGACGAATCATGTAAATTTGGAAAAGGGAGATTTAACAGTATATGAGCAAAAGAGTTTAAGATTTACAAAGAAACATAATAAATTATCGCCAGATCTTGTAAAATATATGAAAGATGTAAAAACAATAATGCAAAAGCTCTGGCCAAACCAGAAAACATATTATGTATTACCTAAATATGAGAAAGGAGGATATGGTCCACCAGACCCATCAACAATCTCGCAAAGAATAGAGGCGGTCTTAGGACAGAATTTAAACAGTATTAGAAAGATATATGAGGGAGTCGTATATAAGAATGGATCATCAGATACTTATCTATATGTGGTAAATGCATTAGGACACACGGCAGATACTAGTAGGAAGGATTATTTAACGAGTTTAAGGAAGGATACGGACAAACCGGTGTGGCCAACACATAATGATCATTTTGCAATCTTAGAGGAATATATGCATTCAGGAAAGAAACTAAAACCACAAACAAGCGTTACGGGTGCAACAAATACAAGTGCTGTTTCAAATACAGCAAGTACAACAAATGCATCAAGTACAAATATAACAGATACAACTACAAAAAAACAAGAACAAATAATTAAACCAGTACTTAAACCAGTAACAAAGCCAAAACAAGAGATAAAGGTTGAATTGCCAAATCTTAAGAATCAAAGATCGACTGTTACAACTGTGACAACAGTAACAACTGCTCAAGTAGGAGGGACAAAGGATAATCAATGCAATGCATTAACGAAGCAACATAACAGATGTAAGAATAAATGTGTAAAAGCGCAAGATGTTTGCCATCAGCATTTAAAGTTTAATTAATCATGCTAATTTTAGATTTTTGATTCCTTGCTTTGTAACACCATTAATTGTAATATTCTTCTTAATACCTTTATAGTGAATTATTCCCTCAATAAAATATTCTAATGGTGGTGCATTATTTGTATAATAATTAATATACCATTTTTTAAAATCTTTGTACAAATCACATATGTGAATGTCAGTATTACTAGCTTCAGTTCTATCAGTTAACCACTGTAGAAATATATCAGTGTCATATTTATATTGATCTAATGTTTCTTGCATATTAGGAGTTGCTTTAAGGTTTTCACTATAGAAGTCTTTTAGCTTTTCTACTAATAAATGAAAGAAAGCTAATCTCCAACTAGGAATTCTCTGACTAATATTTATATCTATCTTTCTTTCATGTGGTAATACAGGATTATCTACGAAAGCAATTGGAAACTTTAAACACCTGCAGCGTAACCAGATATCTTTATCAACTAAATTCATTTTTGGGATATTATTGCATAATAATATCATTTTAAAACCTATTTTAAATGATTCTAATTTGCCGTTTTTACGTGATAGAATGTTACCATTACTAGAAAAGCTCTTAATAAGTGGTACATTTAACTTTGCATTAGCATCTAAACCATAACATACAACCATTCGCTTCTCCTTTAACTCCATCAAATAAGGTGATACCTTGTCAGATACATGCGGTGATGACATAAATGATGGGTGAATCGATCCACGATAACAACCCAATGTTTGGTTTAATAGATCGATTAATTTGCTTTTACCATTACTACCATCACCTGTAAATATATGAAACAATTCACTAGAGTTTATACCTACCAAACAACTAGCTAATAATTTCAACATATAGTGTCTATCATCAGGATCGGGCATAATGCCTTCTAAGAAATTATTTAAATCTTGTTTAATATCTTCTTGAATGCTATCAGAATAATCATAACCTACGGTAATACTAACAAAATCATCATATCTTGATTCCCTAAACACCATATCTTTCAAATCATAAACACCATTTTCAAATCCAATTAGATATGGATTCTTGTCAAATTCGATTACTTTACCAATATTAGTTTCGAAAATTGGCTGCAATTTAGTTAATATTTTAGCTTTAAAGTTACTTGGTGTTATTTTTCTTATCGTTTTATCTATTTTTATTAATTGCTTTGGTGGTGCATTTAACCTTTTATACATATTAAAAGCATTCCGCAATAATGGCCGTATCTTATCCGCATATATCATTCTTAATTCGTATGCATCATCTCTTTCCCATTTATACCCTGTCCAATGACACCAATTACTCGATTTGCTATAGTAAAAGTTTTCTTTACTAAATAAATATAACAATTTTGCAAGATCATGTTCATTACCATTTAATGCAGATAGAAAAATCTTATCTTTTTCTACATCATTGAATATAGATATTTCGGTTTCACCATTTACTTTGGGTGCAATATCATTATTAGAAACATTGTCATTATCAGCATCATTGTTAGTATCATTATTAGCATCATTATTAGCATTATCTGTAGTAGCTCCAAATTCAAGCATTTTTTGTTCTTTTATAAGGTAAGTGCATTGCATAATGCACTTACAGAATCAATTTTCACTAAAATACAATAATTATATTTTATAAATACAAAGTCTGAAAGTTTTAACGAAAAATAAATTCCTGATATTACATCAGGAATTTATTTTTAATACTAAAATAATAGTAAAATTAATCGAAAAAATTTACAATTTAATCGTAAATCATAAATTTGTAAAAATTTGTCAAAAACTGTAAAATAGACTATGCACTATTTTTATACTTCATCTTTCTGTTTCAGCTGTTGCTTTTTGAATATTTCAAGGATTCTAAGGTATAAGTCTCTATCTTTAATATTCGGGGATTCAACAGATAAATCGCACATTTGATCTTTCCATTCTTTAAGTTCCATTCCATATGGTTCATAAAACTCAGGATTTAAAGTTATCTTATAAATCAAATCTGTCTTATCCAGCTCTCCCCTAATTGCACCTATATCAGAGCATCTTATATATCCGTGAAGGAACATGCTCTGGAAGGTGCTATCTGTTGGATAATTCGTTGATGCGTGGGTAAACATGTAATTGTTAAGCTCGATCATTTGAAGAATAGGCCAACTCTCCGTATTAAATAAGGATGGACATATACCAGTGCCACTATCGATATAAAAATCATAGTCTTTATAATTGTTATATTGATACAATAATATTTCTCTGCCATATTGCAGTAAATCATCGAATGAATTTACATTTTTTACGATAAATTTTTGAATATAGTCTTTTAACATTTCAAATCTAATGTGTATACGCATTCGTTCTAGCTCACGTAACATTACTTCACCAACATTATTTTTATCATACTCTTCTTTTTCAATATCAACATTGTACACACCAATAATTCTGTCCTTACTCTTATCAATATACTCTAACATTTGTGATATAACTAATACTCCCTCGAAGTACACACTCAATTCTTTTTCAGGAATCGACATTTATTATCAAATATTTAGTTTAATAATACAAAGTTAGTTTAAATTCAATAGTTCAATTTTATTTTCGAAAATGTGAATAGCTCTTTAAGAATGATCTTCTATCATTATTTGATAGCTTATACTTATCATACTTATTGGTATACCACCAAATGAAAGTTAGACAGTAATATCTATTTATATTATAACCTTTATGAGAGTTAAGACATATATCGATTTTTATAATAGTGCCATGTGCGAGTTGGTTAATAATTTCTTCTAAACAAACATCACAAAAAAGAAAAGAGTCTATTCTAACCCTGTAATCATTCATTATTATTTCTGAGTTAAATATAAAAATTGTTCAATTTTATGTCCCCAACAGATAAGCTATAAGCTATAAGCTATAAGTTATATTTAATGGTGCTTTTTATATGCTTTAAAAAATGTATTCGGTCAGTGTTTGTAAACTTATATAGGCCTTTAAATATATGTGGATATTGCCAAATCCCATCTTTTGCATCATATACATATAAATAGTTTCCCTGATGATTTTTTTCGCAACATTCAACATATGGCAACAGACCTTTCATTAAACTATTTTTAATAGATTGTGCGCAAATAACACAATAAGTTAGTCCATATAATAGACACCTGTTATCTGTTGTCTTATCCATAGGCTTAGTCTAAACTCTTCTGTAACTCACCAGAAAAGTTATGTATCAATTTTTATTATTATGTTAATATCTTTTAATATACATCTTCTATCAATATTAGAAAACTTATATATATCCGCATTAACATAATAACTCCCTAAATATTCCAATAAACTAATGTTGTTTTAAAATTGTTACATCTTTGTCAGGTTGATCTGTGAGTAGTAATGTTATTTTGTTAATAGAACTTTCAGGGTCGTTCATAATCTTATCAATTACTAAGAATGTACATTTACTTGGAAGGAGGATTTCGAATTCATCCTCTTCCATCGAGCAATCTTTAATTGGCAATATATGTGTGTTTTTGTCATCTTTTAAAACGGAAGGTACTAATATATTAATGACATATCCTTTTTTATTTTTAGAGAAGGCACCTGCGAATTTGCCAGCAGTATATGGATCCAATGATGTAGACCAAATACCTTTATTTACATATGTATCATTTATATTATGCTTCATTAAATCATCAGTATATGTTCGTTCTCCTCTATAAAGGACAATATGACTATATTTCGTTATTGGAGGTGCACTAAGAATAATGTTGTTAAGAATCTTGTATAATTCATACAAAGCTGTATTATTCGTAATCTCATCTTTACTTATTCCTTTTAAGGCCATTAATTCCTTTATTCTCTCCACCATCTTTATATATGGATGCCTATCATCATCGTCATCATCATCGAATACAATAGTCTTCGTCTTATCTCTGACAACAGAATTCATCCATTTATCACCACCAAATGTATATCCATAAACTATGTCACACAATGATACATCAAGGTTTCTTTTCTCTTTCTTTAAATACTTATCATATTTATGGGAATAATGTATTGCATCATATAATTCCTCTATATCCTCATATTCATCTTGGAAAGCTTCAATCTTACCAAGGTTTGAAAAAGTATCCATTTATATTATTATATCAATATAAATAAAAAATCGTGTTATTTTTGAATTTACGATTAAATACGATTAAACTTTAGAAATTTTTCGATTAATTAATCGAAAAATTTACGTTTTTAAAAAGTTCAAGGCCATACCATTGCTCTTTTTTATTTCAATTCTTTTGTGAATAATCTAGTATTTGTTCATCTTCTTCTTCCTCTTCCTCACTATTTAGATTATTATTGCTTTTCTTATTCTTATTTTCTTTTTCTATTTCGAAAATAGTGCTATCTTTTAAAACTTCATCTGGTATTAGATGTAATAAATAATTTAATTGTTTATCTGCATTCGTCTTTAATACTGTTAATTTATGTAGATGCTTTGTTAGACTAGGAGGTCTTATTTTATGTAATAATTTATTTTTATGTGTAATTAGTGTGTTCTGTATGAAAGCTAGTTGATCTTTAATTAATTGTACCGAACTGCTTAGCTGCTGATTAGCTAATTTTACATGGGGTAATAAATCTTTCTTTTCCAAGAAGATGGTTAGATTATATGTAAATGGTATAAAATTTTTAAGATCGAGTAAGAGGATAGTTTCTTGTATTTGAGGATATTTTGACGAATTTTTTAGGAAAGAATAGGTATCACGTATAAATTCTGAGAGGAAACCATTACCAAAAGCTGATGTAATCGATGCCGTAGCAATTGCTTCCATCTTTAAAAATTATTGGCTTTTTGTAAGTAACTTTATATATCATATACATTTTTTTTATTTAATATCATTTTTAAATCGTCTATTTTTATTTATTTTATTATCGTCAATAAATAAATAGCAAAACAAGATGATAAAAAGTATATCATTAATTAGTTTAAATGTCTTTTCATTTCGTCTCTTTTATGAAAAAGAAGACACTAATGTTATTGATAATGATAAGGTCGAGCTCTTTTATACTATTATAAAAGAATATAATCCTGAACTACTGTTGTTACAAGAGGATTCTATTCATAAAAGATCGTTTTATCCACCTGGATATTTCAAGGTATCTGGTTATCTAAGATCGAATGAAGGATTAATGAATAGTATCTTAGTCCGTGAAGATTCTTTACAATATATCACATTTAGTGATAATACTTTCTTAGAATCTTCGCGGACTAAAATATTGAAAGATCAGATGGTTGATAGAACTGCATCAATTATCTTCTATAAAGGCTTAAAGATATGTAATTTACATTTAACTGGAGGTAGAATCGATGATACATTATTTAAAGAGATAACGTATTTGAGAGATAGACAAGTATCTGTTTATAAGGATTTTGATATAGTAGCAGGAGATTTTAATGGTAACCCAGTTAAACTACCTATAACTCATCCAATTTATAAGAATGCGAATAAAAAGGATAAACAGACTTTTAAAGAGTATTTTCAATCAGGTCATAAAGTTTTGATAGAGAATGGTTTAGTTAGTTTTTCTTTAAAGCAGAGTACTGATATATTTGGTGGTAATCCAGATCATATATACTATAATCCAATGATCCTACAACTGTTAGATGTACAGGTAATAAAGACGATACCTTTAAAATTATCTGATCATAATGGAATCTATGTTTGCTTAAAGGGCGGACCGCCGCCCTTTTGAACCCTGCTCTATTGGCCTCGCTGCGCGAGTCCGGTTATTTTTTAATAAATGTTAGGAGTAATTTTTTATTACTAAACCAGAAAACCCGGTTTTTCCAAACTTATATTCTGCGGTAAGACAAAACATTTTAAGTTCTCAACTGAACTTAAGGATTTCGAAAAAAAA